CAAAAAGGATAATAAATTTGAGTGGGCTGATGAAGGGGTTTCTACCCTAGTGAGAGTTATTATATTGGGTTGGTCAGCAGCAATTCTGACCCTTAATTATGTAACTGTCCCTGGTATTCCTCAGAAAAATATCGATCCGACTTTCATCGCCAGCGTTTTTACCGGAACTTTAGCTACGTTCGGGGTTGTTCCTGCTAAAAAAGATAAGAAAGGTGATGATGATGACAAAAAAGTTGATACAAAAGAAAAAGTATAGGGGTAATAGTTAGGAAGTCATAACAAACTCTAGGTATATAAACCTTAAACTATAATAGATAATGTAGTCTAACAAACTAATATGAAATTTATTTTTGCATTTCTTGCAATACTTCTTTTTTCTACACCCGCCTGGGCTGTAGATGTTAGTATGGGTTCTGGTGGAAACTTAATTTTTGATCCATCAGACATTACAATAACCGCAGGTGAAACAATCCATTTTGTAAATGGTATGTTACCACCACACAATATTATTGTTAAGGGTCGTGCCGATTTGTCCAGAGAATCATTAATGTTTAATCCTGGAGAATTTCAGGATATTAAATTTGCCGATGCAGGCGATTATGATTTTTTCTGTGGACCACATCAAGGTGCAGGAATGGTCGGTACAGTACACGTAGAGTAAAGTAATAAAATGTATTCAATCACAATTAAACTAACAGACGGCACAGAAAGTATTTTTGAGTGTGCTGAAGACGAATTTATTCTTGAAGCTGCTGAAGAGGCGGGTGTTGATCTCCCATACTCATGTAAAGCAGGAGCATGTTCTGCATGTGCAGGAAAAATTATCAGCGGCACTATAAATCAAGAAGATCAATCTTTCTTAGATGACGATCAAATGGAAGGAGGATTTGCACTATTGTGTGTTTCTTATCCAGAATCTGATTGTGTTATTCAAGGGGAAGCAGAAGAATTTCTTTACTAATGACTGAAGATCAAAATAGAGAGCTTTACAAACAACTGAGAGAAAGAATTCATCAGTTAAGAATGGGTCATCTTTTTGAAGAAACATTAGAATGGGACGATTTAGCAGATTGTCGTATGACTTATGATTATTATGATGATGAAGATGGAGAACCTAAAATTTTTGTTTGATTGATATGAAAAAACTTAATGAGATTTTTTTAAACCTAACGGTGGCTATCATAGATTTTCTCTATCAAGGTAGAGATTTTCAAAGATTTTGGGTGCTTGAGGAAATTGCAAGGGCACCTTACTTTGCTTTTTTAAGCGTCTTACATTTAAGAGAATCTTTAGGTTTGCGTGGTCAAGAACACCTATACTTAATGGAGGAACATTTTGCACAAACACTTAATGAAACTGAACATTTGGAGTATATGGAATCTAGGGGTGGTAATACTTATTGGGTGGATCGCTTTTTTGCCAAACACCTCGTACTTGTCTACTATTGGGTCAACGTGGTTTATTATTGGTTGGCTCCTAGGTCTGCTTACCATCTGTCCTATGAGGTAGAGGTACATGCTGCTTTGACATACGCTGAGTATCTAACTCGATTTCCTAATGATAAAAAAATTTGTGAGATTATGAATGATGAAATCCAACACTTCCAAGAACTTTCGGAAGCAATTCGATTGATTGATCCTGATAGATTGACCGTTAGAGAAAAAACACTATAATTATGAAGTCAAATAAATGGGTTTGGCGTGGTGAGAAAGTTGAACCACCCGACTGGGTAACCAGAGATGAAGCTAAGGAAATGATTGATGACGCAATAAGACGCCACAATCGCAATGCTGGAATTGTCAGTATGTTTGTTGGTTTCTTTGTTCTTGGTCTCTTTAGTGAGGGTCTTCTAAGACTTATTGGAGTTATAGATCCATTATTACCATGGTTAAAAATTACACTGTAGAATTATGAAAGTAGGAATTATCGGACTAGGAAGAATGGGAGAAGGAATGTCCCGCCGTTTAATTGCAGCGGGGCATGAAGTACATGGTTATCGTAACAACTATCAAAAATCTGAAGAACAATTTGAAAAGGGTTACATCAGTGGATGTACCACTTCTGTGGAAAGCCTTGTTCAAGTAGTTCACAATGGACGTGGAGTTTTTGGATCTGAAGGATTCATACCTGGTGTCTTTATGATGGTTGTACCAGCAGAAACAGTAGAGGATACATTAAATGAGTTACTACGGTTTTGTATGGAGGGAGATATTATTATTGATCATGGCAATAGTAACTTTAAGGATTCTCGCAGGAGAGCAGAAAGGCTTGCTAAACTTGGTATCCAATATCTTGACTGTGGGACTAGCGGTGGTGTTTACGGTTTGGATCGTGGATACTGTCTTATGGTTGGTGGTGCAAGTGGCGCAGTATCCGCTTGCCGCCCAATCTTTGATGCACTCTCACCAGGGATTGCATCCGCCCCACGAACCAATAGCGAAGACGGTTATATCATGTATCCAGAAGAGTACGGATGGATCTACGCTGGAGGTCCTGGAGCAGGTCACTTTGTAAAAATGGTACATAACGGGATCGAATATGGAATCATGCAAGCGTACGCCGAAGGCTTTAATATCCTGCATGAAGCTAATGCTGGGTCAGTTTATGTTAAAGAGGGCGATGCTGAGGTTGCTCCGATGGAGAATCCGAAAGATTATCAATATGATATTGATGTTGCTAAAGTTGCTGAGTGTTGGCGTCGTGGGTCTGTTGTTGGGTCTTGGTTGCTCGATCTTACCGCTGATGTTCTACGCAGCGATAGAGAACTTAGCAAGTTCGATGGGGGAGTATCAGACTCTGGTGAGGGTCGTTGGACTGTTCACGCTGCTGTGGATCTTGGTGTACCCGCTCCTGTTATTAGCAGTGCGTTATACTCAAGATTTGAGTCGAGACGACTTGGAAAGTTCGCTAACAAAGTCCTGAATGGTATGAGAGCAATGTTTGGAGGTCATGATGTCCGATAAAACACATTGGATTTGCCGCAAATGTAGCGGCAAAGGATGTGAACAATGTAACAACGGATGGGAAAAATGACTTTAGCACATGTTTTACTTTGGGTTGCAATCCCATTCGTACTTATCACATTTTGTTTTGGATTTATTAAAGGTGATAATGATTATTATGATAGTGATGCTTATACTGGAAATGGAACAGCACACCCAGTTCTGTTTGAAGAGACTGAATGTGATTTGCGTGTAAAGAACGCAAAGTGACTTTAGAATATGTCTTATTTTGGGAGACCTTTGTACTATCCACAGTATATTTCTGGTTACGAAAGGGTGAAAATGTCTACTACGAAAGTGATAACTACAATGGAAACCGAACAACCCACTAACACACTTACGCATCAAATAGTAATTTTTGGTGCTACTGGAGATCTATGTCGTAGGAAACTTATTCCTGCACTTTTTAAATTACATGAAAAACAATTACTACCATCTAATCTTGTAATTGTTGGAACTTCTCGCAGAGAACTTTCTAAAGATTCCTGGTTAAAAACTCTTGGTGATTATCCACATGATTTTGTGAATAGACTTGAATGGATATCTACTGATCTAGAAAATCCAAAAACTCTTTCTCATCTTCCTAAATCAGATGATACAACATATTTCTTATCTGTTCCACCAGAAAGATATGAGTCAGCTATTATTAATCTTAAGCAAGGAGGACTCTTAGATGACCCAGAAACGTCTCGCGTGGTTATCGAAAAACCCTTTGGGTACGATTTTAAATCTGCTGATCATTTACAGTCAGTGGTTAGCAGAAATTTACGCGAAAAACAAGTTTATCGCATTGACCATTATCTTGGTAAAGATACTGTCAACAATATCCTTGCTACTCGTTTTGGGAACATACTTCTTGAACCATTATGGAATAGGGAATATGTAGATGAAATTCAAATTTATGCTACTGAAACTATTGGTTGTGAAGGTCGTTCTCAATATTATGAAACTGCAGGTGTTGTAAGAGACATGCTGCAAAATCACATGCTCCAAATTCTTGCATTAATTGCTATGGAATCTCCATGCAGGATGGATGCAAAAGAAATTAGGAGAGAAAAGGTAAAAGTATTATCTGCAACACATTTAGGGGAGGACATGATCCTTGGACAATATGACACTTATAAATCTGAGGAGGGTGTTAATCCTGACTCTAGTACTCCTACCTTCGTCGCTGGTACTTTATATGTCGATAACTGGCGTTGGAAGGGGGTTCCTTTTCGTTTCATGACAGGCAAGAAAATGCCTTATCAATGCGTAGAAGTTGTAATTAAACTTAAGTCACCACCACTCAATCTATTTGATGGGGAAACAAATGACCGTATTGTAATGCGGTTACAACCATATGCTCATCTTGATATTCGTATTGATGTTAAATCTCCTGGACTTGGAGATTCTGTTGAACAAGCAACATTAACTCATCGTTATCCCGATTGGTTGGGTGTAGATGGGTATGAAAAACTTCTTTATGATGCAATTGAAGATGATCAGTCACACTTTGTACATTCAGAAGAAGTTATAGAATCTTGGAGGATTGTAGATGATTTACTTTGTACTGGCGATAATTGTCCCATACGCACTACTCCTTATGTCTATCCTGCTGGCACCTGGGGACCGTGGCACAAAACGCAAGCAATAACTGATTGGGATTATCCAGAATGACCATAATATTTGTAGTATCTTTCACCGTATTATTAGTTACAACAATGGAATTAACTTGGCCAAGTAGATATCGAGGTTAATATGGATAATATCCAGATGTTTGTTAGGTCTGTAATGCAAACTCCATGGTGTATAGGACTCATGGGATTCTTCCTAGTTTTTGTTCCCATTTTAGGAATGCATTTTGTCCATAAATATGGCTGGGAACACTGGGAACCTTTTTCTGAGAGACACAAATGAACCCAATTATTTTAGTTGGTTGTTTCACACCACTAGTCATTATTTTCATAGTAATGAAACTGGCAGTGTGGGTAGAAGCTGTTAATTCCGAATCTTCTTATGTCCGAAAAGAACCTTTACGAAAACGAGGACCGTATTTGGAAAATCCATATGCAGACGTTGATGCAGAGGAAGAAGAATATGGAGATAGCACAGATTATCGATGAATCACTATATCAATACTATACTGTAGAAAGAGATCTCCCTGTTCCTAACTGGAGATTTATAAAAGATGCTGATTGGTGGATGCAGTATTTGATTGATATGGGAATTGACCCAAGAAATCCATGAATAAAGAAGAACCTGAGTATGATTACCAATTAAATTTAACAATAGAGGATATATATCTATTACATCAATGCGTTGTAAAAAGAATACAAAACTGGGAGGGTGGACATCCGACAGAACAAGAACATCTTTGGTATTTAAGAGATTCTTTTTTCAGAATGATCCTTGAATATAAGTACGAAAATTTATAGTTCTAAATATTTTTGATCGGTTATCAACACCTATGAAATTAGAGGAAGCATGTTACTCTTTAAAACTTGAATGTGCATTAAGAGATTTAGGTTTTGTAGACATTGGTTGGAAATGTGTTGCACATGCAGGAATATTCTTTGTCCAACCAGTAGGAATCCCAGATGATCCAGATGCGGATCTTCTGGGATTTTCTTTATCAATTCCTAACACACATAACCATAGACGTTATAAATTAGTAAGTACTGCTAAAAGAGCATTAGATATTGCTCAAGGAATATGAATTTGTTATTAAAACCTTTAGAAAATGCAAATTATCCTGTGTGGAGTGTAATAATTTCAATCATTATTCTTTTAATAGGCGTTACTTATTACATATATACTATTATGAAACTTGCTTTTGAGGAATTGGAAGATGAGTGACCTTACTAATAAAGATGCAGAACAGGATACAAAGATTGCTGTAATGGACAGCACTCTAGAGAATTCTATTCGTCGCATTGAAATGGTTCATAAACGTGTTGATGATACAAACGAAGAAATTGAAAAACTTCGT